GACCGCCAAGGGTCTTGGGATCGATCACCGACTGGTGGTTGAGGAGCCAGTCGATTTGCATGATCGAGCCAGCGGTGTGGTTCGAATTTCCGGCACCGAGCGTCACCTGGTCGAGCGTGCCGCCGCCATCGATACCGATGAGCGAGGCTCCGGCCTGGGCTGCGAGGTCGGTCCTCAGTCCCGCATCTGCCCCTGTGCCGGTGGACGCGACCGGGTTGCCGTTAGAGTCGAACGCGAGGAACCGCCCCGCCCTGTCCTCTGGCAGCTCGGTTATGCTGTCGCCGCGAGGAACGCGGATCGAGCGGAGCGACATGTCCTTGAGATAGATGTCCCGCCGCGCGGCCTGGTCTAGCGCCGCGTCGTGGGTTGACGGAAGAAACTGCCCTGCATCGGTGAAGGATATTTCCTGGTCGAACGCGGGATTGGAGGAAATGACGATTTCCGACCCGTCCACCGGAGGAGCGACAAACGTTACCGATCCGCCCTCGTCAGCTCCTAGCGTGACCGTGAATCCGGTGGTGATGACAACGCCGTCAACGCGGACTTCGACTTCGGCGATGCTTCCTGCGTCGAACGTGAAGGGAAAGACCGTGGCCGACCCGGTTCCGAACAGCGGGCCGGAAGATGAGTTAACGGCTGATACGGTCATGCGTAACGGCTAAATCGCCGCACGCTTTTCTTGAATCGCGCTAGGGCTGTGGCGGCCTTTGGCTGCTGAGTTCAGGCGCTCTTTCGGGTGCCGTTTGAAATGGTCGCCAGTAGTACCGCGTCCCGTGCTGGCGTGCGGATTGCTCCATCTTCGAAGCGCTGTCCCTGTAGGTCGGGTCGATCATCGCCTGCATCTGGTCGATCAGTTCCCGTTGGAACGCGAGCTTGATGTACCAGATGGTCGAGCCTGGCGTGTTGTTGCGGATGAGCTGGGTTAGGGCTTTGCCGTGGTTCTTCGACAGGAACACGTTGCCCACGTCCTGCGCCGCAGAATAGACCGGCCCCGCATTCTGGGCGAGGAAGTCGCGCCAATCCTTGGCGTTCACATGCTGGAGCAAGTCGCCGAAAATGCCGAGTCCGCCGCCCTTGAAAATGGCCTGCGCGATGAAGTCGGGATTCTGGTGCGGGTCCATGTTGGCCGCATCCTGCCCCGTGGCGATACGGGATAGCTGATAGCTCATCGCGCCAAGGATTGAGGACGCGATAAAGAGCGTCCCGGCATATTTGAACGCGCCGTAGCCGCCTTCCTCCAGGGCCCGCCGTCCATGCGTCCAGAACAGTTGTAGAGGGTATCCCCGGAATTGGAGCATCGAGCGGAACATCTCGCCCGGAATCGAGCCCTTGCGGAGGTTGGCATCAACCGCCGACCGTACCCTCAAGGAAGAGGACGGGACCGCCATCTCGGTTTCCTGCAAGGCCATTTCGGCAACCCTGCGGGCGAGGTCGGGATCGGAAACATTGTCGGGCAAGATCCAGTGCGCGCCTCCGTCCTCTTGCAGCGGAGTCGAGCGGATCGCATCCCATTCGCCGGGACCGAAGCCGTAGCGTTCCAGCATCCGGCGGAAGCGACGGTCCATCATACCCTTGCCGAGCGTATCCCATGACTTCTCGGCATTGTCCGAAATCGCTGCCCAGACTTGCTTGTTGAATAGCTTGCGGCCTTCGTCGGTCCACTTGTCCAAAAGCGAGAGGTGCATCACCGCGTTACTGAGCCGCGAGGGGATTTCGCCCGTCATCGTTTCGCCGGTCCAGCGGTTGTACGCGCCCATCGTCCGGATAGCGGATTCTGCGATGTGCCACTGCCTTGCGGCGTGGGCTCTGTCCGCTGCCGAGGTCGGTTTGAGGCTGGCGAGATAGTCAGCTCCGACCCGCATCGAGGGAAGGCCGTTGAAGCGCCGCGTCACATATTGCGTGGCAACGTCACCCAATGAGGAAAGGAACGCTGAGCCCAGCTTCGACGCGCTTTCGTAGGCCCGGATCGAGGACATGGTTCTGGCGAGAGTGGGATGCTCGACCTTGAAGCCCCCGGTCAATTCGTTGAACAGATTGTCGAGACGGACGGCGGAGGAATTGGCCTGCTTGATCCTCTTGTCGCCAGCGTATTTCGGAAGGTGCGCTTCCTGCTGGATAGAATCCTGGAGCCAGCGGAGTGTGGCTTTCGGATTTGGGCCGAGCCGCTCCATCAGGGCGATGTCTCTCGACATGCTGTGGACGTGGCTAATCATCGCGTCGTAGATCGCGGAGCCCGGATCGAACTTGCTGCTCAGCTTCGTCAGCGGTCGCCCGAACTTCTGCGAGTAAGTGAGCCAGCTATCGGCGTCCTTGAACTTCAGGAAGCGCGCGTCGGCATGGCGGTTGGCTAGCTTCGAGCCAGAAAAGGCTCCGGGAGTCCTATCGTTCCAGCCATCCGAGATGATCGTGTCGTACACCGAGCGGAGGGCGAGTTCGAGACGCTGCGGCGTCATCGGAAGTCCGGTCTCTTCGTCGGTCATGTTGCCACGGTCGAGAAGCCCGTCATGGGTTTCGTCGCCCATCAGGAAGTCGCGCCACTGTTCGAACGGAACCGCTCTGACCGCGAGCATGTTGTGGACCTGCGGCATTCCCCACTTGTCGATCTTGCCGATCGCTCCGCCGCGCTCGTTGAACTGGAGCCTCAATGACTCGGCGGTTTCGAGCCATGCCTTCGCGAGCGTCTTTGCCGACTTGTTCCCGGTGTCCTCCCCGAACGCCTCCCGAAGGACATCGTGGAGCGTGGCAACATCGCGAACCCGTCCTGCGAAATCCCTGCTGAAGCGATGGACGAGATCGTTCATCATGGCGAAGTGCTGGTTTGCAATCGCCTTTTCCATGAACTCGACGTTGCGGTACGGAGCCCGGTCGTCCGCCGCCAGCAATGCTTCAGCGGCAAGGCCGGGGCGGTCGATCCTGAAGCGCTTTACGTCCGCTGCTATCTTTTGCTGGGCGCGGATTTGAAGCACGTCCTGCCGTTTCTTCAGCAGTGCCTCGTGCTCGAAAGCGTCGGCAGTGGCTTGGGAAGCCCGCGCCTCGTCGCCGTACATATCCTCGAAACCGTCGAACAGGTCTTTCATTCGACCGGCTTGCTCGTCGGTGATCTCGCCCTGGCCTAAGAGGGTGGGGATGCAGCGGCGGATTGTCACAGGCAGTCTCGCAGGGCTTTGGCCGCAGCTTCGTCGGCGTCGGCTTGCTCAAGCGCCGCCTTGATGGAGACGGTGTTGCCTTCTTCGGATAGGCGGAATCCGGTCTCGGGAAGGTCGAAGAGGTGTACGGGTTCTTCGGGCTTCGGCGCGGGTTCCGGTGGCTCGCCTTCCTTGGGAGCCTCTTTCGGCATTCCCGCGTCGGCGCGAAGGTCATGCTCGAGAAGCGCGGTCTGTTCCTGCGCTTCCTTGCCTACGGGGTCGTCGAAGTCCTTGGCGGATTCCTTTGCCGCTACCGCGCGATCAAAGAGGCTCGGTTCGCTTCCTTGAGATAGGTTGCCATTCGGCGCTTCAGTGGCGAGGTCGCGTCCCGCTCCGCCAGATGGTTCGCTAAAGCTGCCATTCGGTCCCACTCCTGCGGCGGCAGCCCGTAGGTCGATGGAACCGAGCTCGTCGATGAACTGGCTGACGGCATCGGCCCGTCGTGTACCGGATAGTTCGCTCCTTGCGGCGCGGACAAGAGCGTCTCGGACGGGACCGGCTGAGTGCGCGGTCCTTTCGAGGATTGCGAGGGCTTCGTCATTGCCAATCACCTTACTCTCATTTGCTGTCCGGTCCAAGACATTCCCGGCGGCTTCGATCTTCCCGGCCTTCTCGGTAAGAACCTTGAACGTGCGCTTCTCTTCGCGGAGCTTTTTCGCTGCTGCCGACATGATGCGGGTAATGGGAACGTAGAGCGATTGCTGCGGCTCGTTGCCGAGCATCGAAAGCTGCTGCGATTCCGCTGTCCCGAACCCGTCCGCAAGGGCTTGGCGGGTGATATGGGCCGCTTCCTTGGGGTCGCTGACCTTCTCTTTCTTGAGGAGGCCGAGGATCGCCATGTGCGCTTCGGGATTGTGCGGCGCGTTCAGCCCGACCTGTGCGGCAATGCGCGGATCGACAACCTCGTTCACAGCCGCCCCGAAAGCATCGTAGGACAGGTGGGCGAGGCCCATGCTTTCCCGTGCAAGCGGGGCGTTTCGCGGCAACATGCTGGACGCTTCCGGCGCGTCCCGAAGCACCTTGGCGTTGTCGAGCAAGGTTCCCGTCCCGTTGGCGATGTTCCTTAGCGCCCCGAGGACGCGAGCCTGTTCCGCCGTGATCCCGTCAGCTTCGCGGACGACAATCGCAGGAAGGTCAATCGACGGGTCGTTAAGGCGCTTCGCCAAGCCCACGCGCTGGTGTCCGTCAACGACAATTCGTCCGCCGTCGCGCGGCTCCCAGACGAGGATCTGCTGCGAGAGAAGCGGATTCCACTGATCGACGCCTTTCAGCGTATCCGTAACCCCGAACTGATCGCCGCCCGACTTGTATTGCATCAGCGCGGCGTTGGTGGTCACTTCGTCCGGCTTCAGGTTCTCGACGGTGTACGGGACCGGAGACGAGTAATCATATCCTTCGTCGGGAACTGCATCGGGCCTAGCGGGAGGATGATCGACTGCCGCTCCAATCCGCTTGTGCGCCCATGCGATAACCTGGTCCGCCGATTTGCCCGCTAAGACCTCGCGGTTGGCATGGACGACTTCGGGCGAAAGCAGGCTTTCAACCGGCGTTGATGGATCGGCCTTCAGTATCCGTGCCGCATCGGCGGGACCCAGGAAGTGGGCAAGGCTCAAATTGCCTGGACTGTCCTCAAGTCCCCTGATCCGCAGATACTTGCTGTTCTGCGCGGCGTAATACTCAGTTGCTCGGGCGGCTATGGTCTTGTCATGGCGGAGCTGAAGGACTTGCTCTTTCGAAAGTCCCGTCGTGTCGGTCACATGCGGCGCGACACTGAGCCATGTCGAATCAATGAAGTTGCCGTAGCCGTCAGCAGACGAGCGGGGATTGCGGGTCGAGCCTTCGGCGGCGTTGATGCCTTCAACAAACGAAGCTGGACGGCGCGAAGAAGTCGCTCCCGCCGATTGATCCCTGACCGTAGGCGTCTGAACTGGGGCAGTGGTCGGCGTATCGGGAGGAGTGAGGTCAACGCCCAAGGCCTGTGCCACCGCACTCAGCCGGTCGTTATGGGCCGGGACCGCGTTGGGCTGGAGCGGGGATTGTTCCTGTGTCTCGACATCCTTCGTGATGACATGCGCCGCCGCCCGCTCGGTCGGGGTTGAAGTATCCACGACAGAATAAGGATTATGGAGCCGCTGGAACTCGGTGAGCATCTGGCGGTCCTTGACCGTCCCTGCCCGGATAGAAGCCGCAACAATCGGATCGCGCACCGCATCGGGAAGGTGCTGGGCCACCGTGTCGAAAGTCTTTCCCGCAACCGACGCCACGGCTCCCGGAACGTGGGGCGCAACCGCGTGGACCGTCCCGAAGATCGCGCCGGCAGCAGCGTTCTGAGCCACGCCTTTCGCCATGTCTCCAGCAGTCATGGGCTGCCCCATGTCCTGCGCGTCGGACTCTTGGCCTGGGATTGCGACGGTCCCAGCGGCGGAGTTGGTAGCAGCTCCGCTGACAGCGTGATTGATGATGGTCCGGGCAACGCTCTTGCCGGGAGCGCCAGCCCATCCGCCGACGAAATTCTCCGGGTCTCCCGACGCAATCGAGCCGAACATGCCGCCGATGAACGAGCCGACTTTCCCTAACGTGGTGGCGCGGCCAGTCACCTCTCCCGCCGTCGCTTCATCCTGTTGCCGCTGTTTCAGGGCAACGGCCTCAAGCGCCTGCTGGTCGGGAAACTCTTTCAGGAAGTCGGGCTTGCGCTGTCTCACTCTCTGGACCGCCGACCAAATCTGGTCCGTTTCCTTTGAGTCTCCGCCAAGGTAGAAATCGGCGATCGGGTTCACGTCGCGCGTGAGGCTCGGGCCTTCGCTGAAAGGATTGGCGAACGAGCGCTGCACCGGGATCATCACCCGCCCATCCGAAAGCACCTGTTCCCCATCGACATGATGATAGAACGGGCTTGTGACCTTGTTCGGGCTTTCGACCATATCGGTCGCCTTCTCGCCCTCTGCGTTCAGGGCGGCGATGATCTGGTCATACTGGCGGCTCTCGTAGATCGCCTTCGCGTTCTTCGTTGAATGAGGTCCGGCAACCGACTGACGGAAGCCCGCGCCGATGTTCTGGAAGAAGCCGGTGGTTTCGGGAGGCGTCTCCAGGTTCGGGAGGACGAGGTTGGTTCCCTTGTCCTGCCGCGAGATTGCGCCGAGAACGCTCACCTTCTCACATACCCGTGAGCGGCAAGCTCCGCATCCAAGCTGGTCAGCCTGCGAACGTCAAGCTCGAACGGCTTGCCGTCCTTGGTGTGGACGAACGATCCGCCGGTCTCAAGGCGGTACACCCCGTCATCAACCGGGATGAAGTGCATCTTCTTGAGATCCCCGGCCCCGAGCTGAGTTCCATTGCCGGTGACGGGAACTCCGTTTCCGGCAGATAGGAACTGCCGGTCGTTGGCGCGTGCTACGCGGTTCTCGAAATCGTCGAGGCTCATGTTTTCAGGCAAGACGGTCTGAGCTCCGTTGAACCCGGCCAGCCCGCCATATTGCGTGTCGCCGCGATTATAGGCTCCCAATGCCGAATTGACCGCGCGATACCATGCCTTGCTGTCGGCAGCCGTGTCGTCTGCCCATCCGTGCTGAGAAGCGTCCTCCGCGAGCAACGCCTTGGCTACGGTGTAAACGCCGTCCCTTGCTCCCGGCATGAACTGTAGCGCGTTGCCGGTGAAGGCGTTGAAGTCCTGCAGCTTCGCCAGCTTGCCGACGATTTGCCCCTGCGTTTTCATCGCCTCGTAACCGGCAATCGCCTGGTTGACGCGGGAGATAGCAACGCCCCTGTTCGAATGGGAAGCGAGGCCGATGAGTTGGAGAAGTCCAGCATCATTGGGAGCGATCTGTTGCGCTGCCTCCGGCGCCAATGGTCCAAACCGCGCCAACGTCATGACGAGGTTGGTCTTGTGTGTCGCGTCTCCCATGCGCCATTGCTGGGCAAAGGGCTGAACCTCGTCCGGCTGCAAGGGCGAAACATTGATGCCCGTCTTTTGCGAGACGGCGGTTGCGATCTGGACCCGCTGGGCGATGCTGTTCGGATCGGCGGGGTTGAGAGTTGGAACAGTCACCCCAAGGTGCTGCGCGGCCCATGCGAGGCCGTTTGACCTAAGGCCTTCCGACGAGCGGTCGTGAAGCTGCTGCAAGGCGGAAAGGGTGGTTACGTCAGCGGGATCGGCCTTGGGGCCGTCCTTGGCGATCTTCGCCGAAAGAGTGTTGATCTGATCCTGAAGCTCTACCGGCGTATCCGAGCGGTGCGTGAAGAGCGTTGTGTTCTTGAGCTGCCCGTCCGTCAGTCGCTTGATGAGTGCCGGATCATCCGCCTTCTGCGCGTCGGACATCGCGCCCGCGTAATCGGCGGGGTCCATCGGAGCGCCATTGTCCAATAGGCCCAGAGCGCTTGTAGCTCGGTCGCGAGCGTCCCGCTTGTCCTCGCTCTCCTGTCTGCGAAGCTCGGCTTCCTGCCTCCGCTGTTCTGCCTCGAACGCACGTTGCTCGGTATCGGCCTTGTCGATGACGGCGCGGCGGTCGTCATCGGTCATGTCACCCGAATGCTGTTTAACAAACTCACGGGCGAGGCTCCAGCCATCAGGTCCGGCTCCAGCAATCTGGAGGCCGATGTCGTGATAGGTTCCCGATGTGGCTTTCAGTTGGGCCGCTGAAACCTGGAGCGGCCCCCACCCCTCGATCTTGCCCTGGTTGGCAATCTCGGTGCGCATCGTCGCGATGTGCTGCTCGGCCAACTGTGGATTATCGAGATAGGTGAGCTTGGCGGTTTCGCTGGTGGCGAGCTGCCGCGCCTGACTTTCGTTGGCAGCATAGGTGACCGTTTCGTTCGCGGCGTGGACCGCGATCATCTTCTGCGTTTCGAGCGTCTGCGGGTTTACCGCCTCGTCGAAAAGGAAACGCTGGCGCTCATTCTGGAGCGTTGCGCGGCGCTGCTGGACTTCCGACAAGAGCCCCTTCTGCACCATCGGAACGGTGTCGAGCGCGTCCTTGCCCTTCTTTGGGAGGAGCGCGTTGGGTCCAGTGTAGAGCGCCTCGTTCGTCCACTGATTAAGGCCGTTGACCTGCTCCTTTACGGCAGCTTCGTCGTGAAGCGCTCCGATCCTGTCGGCAACGTCGGAGGCTTGACCCAGAGCATCGCCGACCGCCTGAACGCCCCGGCCAATTCCCGGCCCGAAGTCCTGCGCCTGAAAGCGAGCGGTTGTGGCTTCGGCGGGAGCAACCGAGCCGCCTTGGTACGCCGGGACATTCGCCATCAGTGACCCGCCGAGAATTTGGCCTTGAGGCCTGAAACCTGGCTTGCGCCGCCGAGGATGGTTGAAGCTGCGCCGAACAGCGACGAGGTGAATGCGTTATTGCCGCGCGCCTTCGCCGCAACCCCTTCCGCCTTGTAGTTGGAGGCGTCGATCAGATGCCCCTTGGTGCGCTGATCGATCTGTCCGTAGAGGTTCCTCGCGTCCTCATTGGCGAGGAATTGCGTGTCGTCCTGCGTGCGCTGGCCGATGCCGTAACCAACGTCGATTCCGTTGGCCGCCATCGCTGCGATCTGCTGGCCCTTCAGCGACCCGACCTTGCGCCAGAAATCGGTGCGCTCGGATTGGCCGGCGGTGATCGACTGCCTTGCAGCGTCAGCCGCGAGCCCTTCGTTCATGCTCGCGACCTGCGCTTCGTAGCGGCCCTGAGCCTTGGCCTGTAGGCCGGACATCACCTGTCCCGCAGCCGATACCGCCGTTGATGCAATAGCCAAGGGAATTGCTGCGGCGGCGGGCAGACACATGGCTTAGGTGCTATTCGGAGGCGCTGTCCCCTTGAATCGCCACGAAGCGGAATCGCAGGAACTCGACGCCGCCGATCATCTCGCCTTCGCTAAACTCGGCTCCCCAGTGTTTCAGGAGAGAGATTGCTTTCCGATTGTCCTTGCTGACGAGGTTTTCCATGATCGGGAACGTCTCGTGGAACCATGCGATGATCTTCGGTCCGCGCCGCATAAGGTCGAAAGCATAGTCCATTACCCCGTCAGTGCCCAGGAACCACGGACTGCCCTTGCCGTGCGTCATGTTCAATGGCGTTACGCCAAACATCGCCAGCGGCTTCCCCTCTGGGTCCAGCGCGGTCAGCGCGTGAAGGGAAGTCCGCAGACTCATTCTCAAGCCGTCCTTCGGCGTGCGTCCGAAGGCGAGACATTCCGCCTTGTCGGCTTCGCGCATGTTATTCGCAAGGAAACCGACATGCGTTAGCCGCGCTGGGACCAATCTAGCTCGCGACATTCGGCTCGATGAGGACTCCGGCGATGAACATTGGCGTCGGGTCGTCCGACTTGACGACGACCACCGTTTCCTTCTGGCTCGTGCCTGCCATCTGCACGTCGAAGTCACCGGTCAGCAATGCAATGGGGTCGCCGTAATTCTCGGTGTTCCGCTGCGGGATTGGGAAGCACAGGTCGTCCGTTGGACCGGCGCTGATGTTGCGGCTGTCAACCACCTTGAGGATAACCCGCGTAGCCTGCTGGGGCCGTGCCACAGTCCAGCCTGAACCCGCCTGGAACGCCAGTGGAAGCGTTTCGATCTTGGCGGTGTAGGGAAGCCCAATCGTGATCTTGAGACCCGCAACGGGAAGCGTAACCGCCCCATTGGTGACGACGAGCGGATCTGAACCGTTGGCGCTGATCGCGGCTCCATCGACCCATGCCTTGACGGTCTGCCCTTCAAGATGCTCAAGGTGGTCCACCGTGGACACCGGAACGTCGTTGGTGAAAGTCCGCGCGCAATCGAGAAAGCACGCATCCTTCTGGTCGGTCCACAGCTCCGAGGCCATGCGCTCGACGTACAGCTTCGTTTGCCCCTGGATCGTACGCTCGACGAGGAAGTAAACGCGGTCCTCGTTCTCTTCGGTGATGCAGCAGACGCGTTTGAAGAGGCCGTCAGTGTCGCAGACTGTCCAGCCCCAGACCTGTTGCGCCTCGTCCCATGTGAGGCAGAGTAGCTTTCCGTCGCCCCTTACCAACCACACCGCAGAGGCAGGTTTCTCGGCATAGGCCCAATCGACGATTTCCTGATTATCGAACAGGTGGCGCGAGAAAATCGTCACGTCGTCGGTCTTGAGGCCGTCGATCTCGAACTGGTAGCCGATGGTCCGAACGCCGCCGAGCTTCGCCGGTTCGTAGAACACGACGTTATCGACGGTGATCGGGTTGAGCTTTGACGCCCCACGGCTGATTTCCGGCCTCACCCTCGGTGGCGGGGAAGCGGAAATATAGTCCTCGTTCGAGCCTTGGATGGTGAAGATGTTGTGGCTCGTTAGGGCCAGCAGTCCCTGCTTGTGGCTGACGAGCTGGTTGACCGAATTGACCTTATTCGCGACGAGACCGATCGGGAATGAGTCGTCGGCCCGCGATGGCCGGGTGAAGTCCATGTTCTCATAGTCGGCGGATCGTGAAAACCAGATGCCGTTCGGGCGATTGATCGTCCTTCCCCAACAGGCCCTTTGTTCGTGGAAGGTGATCGAGCCGGGATAATCCCCGTCGCTCGCAAACGGGTTATCCCCGATGGGCGGCCCCTGCGAATAATCAGGCCCGATATTGTCGTCCCGGAACGTCAGTTGGTCGGTCGTCCCGATATAACCGAAGAGCTGCGAGTTCTCGGCGCAATAGACGCGGTAGTTCGTCGCGCCTGTCACTGCGGTCCAGTTGACCGTGTTGTAGTTCCTCAGAAGGTTGAGGGAGTTTGTCAGCGTGACGGTTGATGACGCGCGGCTTTCCTGCCCCGTGTCCTCGTCGAAAGCGGTCACGACATAGGTTCGCGGTTGAGGAAAATCCGCATTGCCGGAGTTGGCGGCGTCGGTGTTCGGCTGTGTCGCGGTCCCGTTTACGCCCGTAGGAGCGGCTATCGTCGGCCCAAACGCAACATCGTTGAACGTCCAGCTGTCGTGCGCGAGGCGGATGAGCTTGTTCGGTTTGTGGTTCTCGTGCGCGAGATAAAGCACGTCCGCAGTCTGCTCGAAGTCCATGTCCGGCAATTCGACTGCGTTGAACGGAGACGGTGCCTGGTAGATACGGAACACGCCCATTACGGGATGTCCCCATCGCCGAAGCGCCAGTTGTAATCGTGCGTCCCGTCGTATCCGCCGCCCGAACCAGATGCGACGGTTGGCGGGGGTATAGCGACAATCGGGGGCGGAACAGTCGGCGGCGGTGGGGGCGCGGTCGGCGCTCCCGTCCTGTTGGTTCCTCCGCCTGACCCCGTAAATACGCCCGCATTCGTGGAGTCGAAATCGACCGTGAAATTGTGCTGGTCGATGACCGAAACCACTTTCAGGAAGCGGTCGTTGATCTGCACCATGCCCGTGATATTCTTGAGGTAAATCGGATCGCCTACCGAATAAGCGTGATAATGGGCGGTGATCTGGGCGTTCGCGGCATTGGTGATGCCGATAACCTCAAGCTCCTCTTCCAGTACCGCTCCGCCCAATGCCAGCGGGCGCATCGTCGCCTGCCCAAATTCAAGGACGTAAGCCTGTTCGTCGGAGAACTGGAACGGGAATAGCCGTGACGGATTGTTGAGGGCTTCCGCGACGAACCTTGTCCCCATGCGCTTCGAGACGCCGCCCGTCCGCTTGATCTTGACGTTGCTCGCGGTCCTCAGTCCGGCCTGATAGAAGGGCAGGTCGAAGCGGCTCTCCAGCTCCGGGCTGATTTCGCCTTTCGAGAAGTTGTTGAGAGCGGCGCGGAACCCCATCGCAGCAGCAATGGCGCGTGTGGCTATGTCCTTGAATCGCCGCCCGAGCGTTTACTTCCCGCTGATATTGTCTTAGGTGAATCACAATTGCCTCTGCTCGGTATTTAGCGAGGGTATATGGGCCTGCTTAACAAGCTGCGCCGATTTGCCGACTTCGGCGAAGATGGCGTGATGATCGAAGCCAACGAGATGATCGAGGAGCTGCTGGCGAAATATCCGCATGACGCGGTGATTGCCGCTATCTTCTGCTCGATGAGGCAGCGATGCCAGTCTCCCGAAGCCTTCCTTGATGTCGCCGAATGCGCGGCAGAGACGTTCGGGCCGCACTATCGAGAGCTGACCCTGCCGAACTAGCTGTCAATGGATCGTCACCGGGCCTTTGGCGTGCGCGCCCATGTCGGTCACATGGATATTGTCGAGCGTTCCTGAGAAGTTCTTCATTCCAAGGAAACCCCACACGCCATCGTCGATAGCGGTGATGTAGAAGGTATATGTCCCGCTCGTCTTGATCGTGTGGCTCTCGCCATAGGGCTCGGGCGGCTCGGTTCCATTCTGCTGGAATTTCGCGCCGAAGATCGGCGCTCCGTTGTCGGTGCCATCGAAGTTCTTAGTATGGGCCTTCAGCGACGTTCCATCGCCGAGGTCGTTGGTGCAGCTATTGTGCGCGTTGTTGCAGTGGGCGTACCAGGTATCGCGAACGCTGTCCGACCATGCTTCCCAATAGTCTCCGTGCTCCGTGCAACCGGCGAGGTGAAGCGTATCGTAGCAGTAGGCCATCTCGTCGGTTGCCAGTCTCCAGCCGCCGTCAACGAAGTCCTGATCCACCATGTAGGAAAGCAGCAAGGAGATTTGCGGAAGCCTTACCGGATAAGCGGCCCCGACCGTCCCCTTGCAGGCGACCGCGTTATTGCCCCAACTCATGTTGCTGCGGTGGTCTGCGGCCATTGCGCGGGTGCCGTCCCAGCATGACGGATAGCCGAGCCCTCGCGCGGCCCACGATCCTTTCACCGCAACATGCAGGTCCATGATGTCCTGCAGCGTGTAGTAAGTGCCGGTGTCGGTGTATGATGTCCCCGGAGCGTCGATCGCCAGCGCCTCGCTCGAGACGGTCTGCGAATTATTGACCGTGTAAGTCCCGGTGCCGCCGCTTCCCGTTCCGAGCCCGGTGATCTTGGTTCCGATGATGATCCCGGTCCCGTAAACATATTGGCCGACAGCAATACTTCCACCGCCCGCCGTGACGGTTAGCGTGGTTCCGCTGATGCTGGCCGTCGCATTGGTCGCCATCTCGCCGTTGGGGCCGCTGTAGAGCGCCCATCCGCCACTTACGTCGCGAATTGAGCAGCGCTCGGTGGTGGACGTTCCCTCGGTAGTTGTATCGTCAGGACCGCAGTTGCCGTCCGTGGTCGTATTGGCCGCAGTCTCGCCCTTCCAGCCAAAGGTGAAGGCGAGGCCGCGCGGAACATTCTGGCACACGCCAGCAAAGGAAAAGTCCGCGCACATCGAAGCAGCGGTTCCGGATGTTTCGCCCGCCGCCTTGTATGGCGAAATGAGCGTGATCGTCTCAGAGCTTACCGTCATCGAATTGTTGAGCTGGTAAGTCCCGATGCCGCCGGTCGTGCCGCTTAGTTGTGAGATGATCTCGGTGTTCGCGGTGATCCCGGTCCCGGTGATGAACTCGCCGTCCGGGCTGATCGGATTGGTCACTCCGCCGGTCGCGGTGACGGTTAGCGTGGTTCCCGAGATCGAGCCTGTGAGTGCCACCGAGGACGGCTGCGAAGGGCTGGACGGTCCCTTGTAGTAGATGAGCATTGGGCCGGTGCGCTTGGGGCTGCCGTCGCTTTTCAGGACTGCGGGAAACCAATAGCCCGAACGGTTGATGGTGTGCGTCGGGTCGTCGGGATTGGTGCAGCTCGATTCCGCCTTCGTCCGGAAGTCCTGATAGGTCCAGTTGCGCTGGATGTTGGATGCGCCCGTGAACTCGTGCAGGTGCGGCGTAGAAATCCCGTTCCACACGAGCGAATCGACGTGGGCAAATCCGCCGCTTGCGCACGAAATACGCATCGAGCCGTTGCGCTCTGGGTCGTCTCCCGGCCCGGTCGTGCTTCGCACCGGATCGCTGGAGGTCGTCAGGCCCAGCGATGTGGTGAAATTATCCGGAACAGCGCTGATAGACGATTCCAAGACATCGGTTCCCGGAACCGAGGCATTCATCTTCAGGCCGACGAAGAAGCGTAGCTCGCCGCCAGTCACAGTCACGTCCGCAGTGACCTTGTAAACGTGGTTGAGTTTGATTGCCGTGCTGTTCTGCATCAGCATGGACATGCGGGTCGCAGAAGAGGCGACGCACTTCGAACCGCTGACCGACCATCCCGTTCCGGCCATCCACGCGCCGGATGAATCGCAGCCGACATCGGTGTTGATCTCGGTCGCGTGAGCTGCGGCGGGCTCAAGCGATAGCTGTGGCGCGGCCACTGAGAGGGCGAGGAGCGACGCGGTCGCGAGGATAGCGCGTTTCATCATGGTGCCGAGAATCCACTTGGGGGAGTGCGGGTGAAACCGGAGAAGCGTGCAGTCGCCTGACCGTTGCTTGCCACCTGGACCGCAGGGTAGAGACTGCCCGTCATGGCAGAGATATCGAGGCCGCCAGTTCCCGCTGCCGGGTCTCCGCTCGGCAGCCATGAACCTGCGCTGGCACCGTCACCGGAGGCAACGCGCCACCAAACCTTCTTCGCGGTTACATCGACTGCCTGGTCAACCCCATCGCCAGTGACGTAGGTGGCGTAACCGGAGTTTGCCGTGCCGTTGAAGTCGGTGAACCCGTTCTTCCAGTAAACGGCTTCGTGAGAGTTGGCCGCGCCACCGCCAAACAGCTCGTTGGAGGCGGTCGCGTCCAGGTTCGCGCTCGCGTCGGCAACCGCCGCGTACATATTGTCGTTGTCGATATGGAGCTCGTGGTAGAACTTCCCGCTGCTCGAATAGGCGCGGTTGGTGCGGGCGCTCGCGACGCCCGACCCAAAGTTGCCGAACGCGGTCAGGTTTCCATTCGAAATGAGGACGCCGGTTCCGTGATCAGTCGAACTCCATGTCATCGTCACAACCGCGTCGGTCGGGCTGATCGGAGTCATGTAGGTGAAACTGTGGCCGATGCCGTTCGGCGAAGTCGTTCGAACGCTGTATTGCACCCAATCGGTAGCGGCTATCGAAGGGCCGCCGTTGAGACTCCAGTCGATCGTCGCCCCGGACTGGAGATCGTCATTGCTGAGCTGGTGGCTTGCCGTTGAATCGGCGAGCGTTGCGCCCTTGAGCGTCGTCAGTCCGCTGTCCGTGTAAACAACCCTGTCGATGAAGTATCCGGCATAAACGTTCGATCCGAACGCGATGTTGACCACCATCGGGATCGTGCCCGACGATGAGGTCCTGGTGATCAAGCCTATCGCGCTCGTGAGGTCAATATTCGCAACCGATCCGGTCGAGGTCGCCGCATTCGATGCGGAATCAACATATCCGGCCTTGTGGGCAACTTCGCTGTAGCCGATCGCCAAACCTGCGTAGATGTCGTTGATGAGCAGGGTGTCCCCGGTCGCATCCGAAATCGTAACCCCTCCGACAGTCCATGTCGGGCTAACACTGTCAGGCGTAGCCGCGTAGGTTCCGGGAGTGGCGTAGATCGTCTGCCCGACAACCGCGTCACCACTGAGCGTCGGGGCAGCCTGTATGCCAAGGGATCCAGCCTTCAGGCGAAGGCGCAATCTCATGGCTTAATACTCGTAGCCAATAACGGTGATCTTCGCGCGGCCAGTCGCGGTCGTTGTTACCCAGTCGGGCGTTTCAAGGGAGAAGCCGAAAGTCGCCGTCCCGTCGCCATTGAACTCCAGGCCCTCGGGGAACTCGAGAATGCCCTTCTCGGTGGCCTTGACGATTGCGGTCGTGACGCCGACGCCAAGAATGGCCTGCAGCGGACTTGCGGTCGTGGTCGCGCCAGCGGTGTTGACGCGCAATCGCAGATAGGCCCGCTGCGGAGCTGTGCCCGATCCGAGGGCCTCAACGATCATCTGCATCGACGTGATGCGGAATTTCTTGCCGGACGTGATGGTGCGGGACGTGAATGTCGTCGTCGCGCCGCCGTTCTGGCTAAGCGTCATGGTGAGAAGCGTTTCAGCCGTTTGAGCGAACGTGAACTCGGCAGTCAGCGCAATCGTGTTGCGACCGGCATCCCTGAGAGGCTGGACCGTAAAGCCGTTGGCGGCCTGAGCGCCCTTGGTGATCGTCGGCGCGGATACGGGGCTTGGCGTCGTTGTGTCGGTTGCCGCGTCCTTGATCGAGCGCAGATAACCGGCGAGCGTGCCAGCCGCACCGTTGGCGACCGCAGCATCCGTGGTCGCACCGGCAACAGTGGTCAGAGCGCCGTCGCTGGCAAGCGTCACCGCAAGGCTGTTTGCTGCCGTCTTGGTGCCGAGCGAGGTCGGGAATAGTGCATTCAGTGCGGTTTGGTTCGCGGCGGTCGCTGCGCCAGTGGGAAGCGGCAACGCTGAAGCCGAGATGGGCTGAGTGACGGCAGACCCGTCCACCTTCAGCGCGGTCATCGAAGCGATGCCCTGAACCGTCAGGACATCTGTCGCTGCAACTCCAGCGGTGCCCAGCGCGGGCTGTTTCGCCGAAGTCGCGGCCCCAGTAGGAAGCGGGAGAGACGCGGCGGAAATGGCGAACGTGCCCGTTCCGGCATTGGCTGTGACGGTCCCGCTTACCGGCTGAGTGCCCGATCCGACATTCGCTGTGATCGTGCCTTGGACGGTGATCGTCGATTGATCCGAGGCGAGCACGACCGGAAGCGATGCTGCCGCGAGAGCCTGACCAAGCGCCGGTAGCGTGTTTACGGTCTGGGTTGCGCCAGTGCTGTCCAGAACTGAAATCGTCATCTCATTGTCCTCAGCAGGCTAGAAGTGGAAGGTATTGGCTGTTTGAAGCGACGTTGAACTTGAGCGCCGCGCCACTCGGAGGAGGAGGAGGCGGGGGAGGTGGTGCGGGAGCTGGCGTCGAGACGGAGGGTTGCCGCCGGATCAGAAATGATGGGCACACGTCATGTCTCGCGAGTAGATTTTCAGGAGTGTAGTCTGGTGTCTCTTCGGGCTGGCGGTCGCGGTCGTCGGCAATCGCCCGTTCCTCGGCAATCTCGGCTTCGCCAAGGATCGCCTGCCTCAGTTGCGTGTCCTGCTTGACGGGTATGGCGAGATCGGACGCGAGCTTCAGCCTCAGGGCCTCGATGAAGAGCCGTGAGACGTTCAGTCCCGATACGTCATTGACGACATATTCGAGCGTGGCGTCCTCGGCATTGGTGTAGAGAACAGCGCCATTGATTTCGTAGGGTGAGCCGAGGAGCTTGACCGCAGAAACCCAAGCCGTCTCGCAGCCGTGAGGCTCGCAAGAGAGCAGCGGAATGACGCGGATCGGGCTGCCGCAATCCGAAGGGATGGCGTAGGCGTACAGCCATTCGTTGGGGCGGTCGTTGGTGACGGCGGCTAGGGCCTGCCTCTTGTTGCCGAACGACCATTCGTGCGGGCCTTCGAGGAGGCTGGTGACGACGTGGGAATAGAAGCGGCGGCACTCGCGCGCCTCAAGGCTGCTTTCGTCAATCGACGCGATTTCCTTGGCAGGCAGCCTCGCAATCGCGAGGTTCGAAATCTGCAACTGCGAAAGCGCTGGCATAGCCTAGAGCGCTATTGCCAATCACAAACGCCTTGAATCGCGCTAACTGCGGCGGGTAGCGATTTGGCAGGTGAGAGCAGTCGTGCCATCGCCTGCGGTCACGCGCGGGCGGACGAAAGGAACCGTTTCGAGGATCGCTTTCCCGCCTGCTGCGGTGAATGAGATGACGGTTGAGGAAGGATCGCGAAGCTGGAACCAGTTGCTTCCGTCAACCGAGCCTTCGATGATGAGCGTTCCGCCGGTCCCGAAGGTGCCCGTGATCTGGGCAACCCTGTCTCCGCTCATGATGTCGGCGGTCGGAGTGTCACCAGTTTCCCCGTTTGCAAGGCCAGCCCATTTGCTGAGAGCAAAACCAGCGTAGGGCTCGGAGCGGACTACTGCGGTCGTCATGCGTCATCCTCAACATGGACGGCCAATCCGTTGAATCGCGGTGCGATGGGCGGGAGCGCGCCGGAAACAATTGGCGCGAAGGGGAGAACACTCCAAGGCCCCGTCGTTCCCCCGCCCATCTAACGCTTCGGTTTAGGAAGCGTGTCCTGCCTCCAGCGCCGCGATCAGGTGAGCCTTCAGTTGCGGCCCCCTCAGATCCTTCGGCACTTCGATCCTCCGTTCCACGGCCATGTGCGTCAGCTCGGGGAGCTTCAGCGAGGCATAGTCGGGAGCATCGCTTACCGCTTCCGGTGCGAGGCCCTGATCGACATCTTCCATCCATGAACCCTGCGGGGAGTCGGTCGTAATGACCTCGCCCTCTTCGGCCAGTGCAAAGCCCTGTCCAAGAACATGATAAAAGCCGCGTTCTGTGGCGCGATACGTTTTGGTCGTCATAGGAAAAACTCCCCTTGGTTACAGATTAAAGATCAGAGGATTGGCGAGCGGGCGTGATGCCGCAGCTGACCTTGCCCTGCGTCGGGGCGGTGCCCGTCACGGTAAAGACCAGCCCAAGATACTGCTCGTCGGCCCCCATCGGGATGCGCGCCGGGAACTTCAGTTGCTTGGTCGCATTGATCTCGGCCAGAGCATAAGTCCGGCTTGCGATCTCCTTCGCGCTTGACAGCGACGTGTTGTCGTCACTGACGAGGGCGATCTTCAGCGAGGTCAGGTTGTTGAACGCCTGGGTGACGTTGCAAAACACGTTGATCTCGTTGCCCACACCGATGTCGCGGGCGATCGCGACCGAGGCACCGACCGGCGTACCGGCTGCGCCAAGGTCGATCACGTTGGTCGAGTTGGCCGTCGCGGTGATGGCCTGACCGTCAGAGAAGATGTTGGTGTTGTCGAGGATCATCGAAATTACTCCTTGGGTTCAGGCTTACGACACTGCGGCTTCGGTCGAGAGCAAAGCATCAGTGACCTGGATCGGGATGTTGCGGTAGGTCGAGACAACCCGGCCTTCGAGCTCCATCGTTCCGAGGCGAAGTGCGCTGTTGAGCGAAGCGCTGGTGCTTTGCGCGTCGAGGGCTTCGGCAGCCGTGCGGTTCATGTAGATGACCGTGCGGCCTTCGGGCGAAGCGTTGAGCGACCCGTCCTTATTGCGGTACGCCGAAGAGTAGGTGCCCTGGAGACGGTAGGCCGCCTGACGCATGTACTTGAACAGATCGACGGTCCCGGCAACGGTGTCCGAAACGTCGATGTTGCAAATACGGGCGTTGAAGCGGTAGTCGCGAACGGCAACGCCGACGTGCCAGCGGAACAGCTCTTCCTTGACGTAGTAAGGATTGCTGTTGCTATCCAGGACACGCTGCATTCCCATGTCCTGACGGACGAGGCCCGCAGGAACGCCTGACGGGTGAAGCAGCGCGGTCGCATTCTCCGCCCACGTCACGAACCAGATCGACATATTGTCGGAACCGGAACCGCCCGCCGAGATGACCTGTCGGGAAACCGCCGAGCCGGTCAGGCTGTTGTAGCGCGCCGCGAGACCTTTGAACTTCTCGGGCGTGGTCACAACGTCATGGTAGAAGAAGCCGGTCTCCATCTCCTGCGCCATCGCTTCCTGGAAGGAACGAGCCTCCTGGTCGCGGACAGCCGCCGGATTCTTGGCGATGTCGAGCAAGCGCTGATCGACAGTGGACAGCCCCTCAACGAAGCCGGTCGTGTCGATGACCTGCGTGCGGCCCGACTTCGACTGCGGGATGCCCTGGTAGAGGCGGCCCCACGTCACCGAGGGAAGGC